AAATAATGAATTAAAATTAATTAATCCAATAGTGATTACTTATGATTCAATTAATAATAAAATATATATAATTGATAAAAAGAATGATAATACTAAAGAATTATATGTAGTACATGAACAATGTATCAAAAATATATTTAATAAATCAATTGATAAACTATTTGTAAAAAATAATTTTATTATGACACACGAATATAATTCAGCTAATCATTATAAATTAAACACTATATTAGATTATTATATTGGAAATAAAAAATATATTATTGATAATAATAATAATCATAATAATTATAATATTTACTACATTAATAAATTTAATAATATTATTTTAACAGAGTATTATCATTTTATTCCTAGACATATTTTTAGCACAAATACGAAACATTATGTAAGTGGTTTGTATTATGGAAAAAATATAATGTTAGGTTTGTCAGATGGTTTTAATTGCATTGCTAATGATAATTCAATCTCTTTTTTAGAAAAAGAGATAATTTTAAACGATTATAACAAAATTTTTATTTATGACAATATTTATTTTTTTGTTAGCAAAAAAAAAATAATATTATATGATATTGATAATAATAATAAATTAGAAATTTCAAATGATAAACATAAAACAAAAACAAACATAATTGATTTGCATTTTTTATTTATTAAAAATAATTGTAAAGAATTATTTGATGATAAATTAAATTATGAATTTATTGATATTGATATAATTAATACAGACGTTAAATATATTTATGATATTTATGTTGTTATAAATGATATTAGTAATAAAAGTACTGAAACAAAACATTTTAAGATAAATATCAATAAAAATGACAATACATTAACTTATGACATTATATATTGTAATGATGTTTATCATAATGAACTAAATAAATTATTATTAGGACAATTAAATAAATGGATTAAATATAATGATGAGTGTTATTTATATTTTTATGATAATTTTTTAAAAATATATGAAAATAGCAATATTCATAATTATTATTTTAATAATAAGCCAAAATTTACATGTATAAATAAAAAATATTTAATAATTTATTATGTTAATAACAATACTTCATTAATATCATATATTTTAAAAATATATAAAATAAGTGATTTAATTGTCAATAATAATATTATTTTAGATGAAAACAATATTTTAGATAGTTTAACATTAACTGGTGATAATTCTTTTATTTCAGAAGATATTGTAAATATTTATTTAAATGATAAAATTTATTTAGTAGATAACAATAATAAATACTATAAATTATTTATAGATGAGTATTTTGTGTGTAATGAAATGTATACATATACAATTGACAAAAATAACAATATTATTAGCATAAATGAGACAAATGGTAAAGATTACATATACACTGATAGTGGAATATATATATATGATAGTGATAGTTTACAATTAAATAAATTAAACATAGAGAGTGTAGCTTATAGCTATAAAAATGAACATATATCATTAAATCATATTAATAAAACTTTTAAAATAATAGACAATAATTTTAGAATAATATATGGTGATTATATTAACAGTGGTGATAAATTCATTTTTAAAAATATTCATTCTATAAACATAATTGAACAGTCTAATATATTTTTTGACGAACTTAATAATACAGATAACAATATTATAATTATTACTGAAAACATTTTAACAAATTTGTATTATTCTGACAAAAAATATAAAATAAACAAATTACAATTAATTAATAATAACTTAAATAGTTCACAATTTTTTTATTTTTATAACAACACATTATATTATTTAGCTAAAAACAATGATCTTTATAAAGTTACAAATTTAGTTAATGAAAACGATCAATTAAATATTAATGAAGAAATTATTTGTAGTGTTCAACTTAATATTAATGATATAATAAATAATATGAAAGTAAATGAAAATATATATTTTCAGATAACAAGTATAACACATGGTAGAGATAGAGTGGTTGTTGTAAATAATACTGATGGAACTTATAGTAATTTTATAGGTATTGATAATAACACTGGGAATATAGATATAATGCCATATAAAATAGAAAATTGTTATTTAGATCAGATAAATAATATTTGTTTATTAACTAATGACATTATTATTCATGACAATAATGATTTATACTATATTTATGATGATAATATCATAAAATTAGCAGAATATAATGGTATTGTTCAAGATATTTGTAATGTTAATAATATATTGTACATTTATATAAAAGACACAACCACCATAAAACAAATTAATCTAAATACTTATCAAAATAATGTAATAATTTATAATATAGATGGCATTAATTATCAAAATTATTACAAAATGTTTCCATTAATATATTCATCTGATTATTATCTTAATGACATACTTATAATAGTAACACATGACAATGATATGTATTATATTAATTTTTATATAAAACAAGAAAATTTACTAATAAAATTAAATATATTAGATGATTTAGATAATAATATTGAATTGACATATGATAAAATTAAAAATATATCTTGTGATCAACTTATTACAAATGGTGAAATAAAAAAAATAATATATATATGTAATAATAATAAAGTTGATATCAAATTTATAGAATACGATAGTACTACAATTTATGTTACTAATAATAACACATATATTGACAAAAATAAAATATTTTCTATAAATGATAATAAATATATTGATAACATAAATATTAATTGTCCAAGTTTATTTTGTACTGATTATAATACAGGAATTTACAATAAAATTTTATTAAGTAATTTACAAAGTAATGTTACCATTAACAATGCATCAAATAGGGTATTATTAGATATTAATGGTGGGAAAATATATAATATAAATTATGATGAATTATCGAATGAAACAAATGTTAGAAAATATATAGATTGTGAAACATTAATTGTAACAGATGATAATAATATAATGAATGTTTTAGTTAATTACAATAAAACAAATGATGAAATTATTAGTCAAAATGTTGATACATTTGTTTACAATATAGAAAATAATAGTTATTTCATAACTGATTTTAATAGTACTGATAGTGAATTTTATAATTTTCAACAAAGAATTAATGTTTATTCAGATGATAAAAATGTATATATGGATAATTATGCATTAAATAAATATACAATTAATGGTGATAACATAGACAGAATATCATTTGTTAAAATAGATGAAGACAATAATAATATTAAAATTCAATACACAATTGATACATTAAAAAACAATAAATTAATGTCAACAGTATGTAGTATAGTAACTGATACTTTACTGAATGGATCAATTGAATTAACTGAATTGTCACAAAACACTGATAATTTTAGCTATACATTTAATACTATATCATTATTTATTAATGATATACAAAATCAAGAGTTAACACAATCTTTTACAATTGATAAATACACATATACGGGATATTATTTGGTTCCGAAATTTGATAAAATTAATGTAATTACAAAAAATAATTATATTTTAATTGATAATTTGGAGTTTTTAGAGACATTAAATAATAATTCAATTATAAAAATAAGATATATAATAAATACAGACATAAGCAACAAAAATATTGATTATGATAGTTATTTGTACATAAAATACAATAATTATTATATTGGAAAAATATTAAATGAAAACGGGAAAAACATATTGGAAATATATATTAGAAATTTTAGCAATATGGTATGGCAATGTAATAATCAAGATTATTATATGGGAGTATTAAAAATGTTATCATATAATACATTAACAGTGTACAAAATAAATTATGATAATGATAATGATCAATTCAACATTTATAATGATATGAATATTTTTAATGGTAATTTAATTAAATTAGATTATTTAAGATATCTAAATAATGTATTAAATAATCGTGATGAAAATAGTTTTATTTCTTATAAACGTATTTTCCAAGAAACAGATTATATTATTAATGACATTATAAATAATACATTTATGAATTTATCATTGATTGAAACTAGTAATGAAGATATTATAATAAATAATAGTGTTATTCCAATTTATAAAAATATAAATGATTCAATAAATTTAACACAATATAACAGAATATATTTTAAGGTTTCAAATAATTTTAGTAATATTATTGGTATTACAGGAATAAATAATTATATTTCTGATGAATTTATAAATAAATGCTTATTAAATTTTCATAATGCTTTAATGGATATGTTTTCAGATAAAAACGATGTAGTAATAAATAATTTAAAAATAATTAATTATCATATTTCATCAGATGAATATTTGTTATGGGATGTTATATCAACTAAAAAAATAAATGACACAATAAAGTATATTTACATATATTTGAAACAAATGTTAATTTTTGCAAATGATGGAAATAAATTTATTGATTTTATTGAAAATGAAAAAGATTGTTTTACATATTTATATGAAAATACAATAAATTTTAAACAAGTGTATGATAAACTTATAAAAACAAATTATTTAGTGTCATGGGATAAAATTAAAAATGTAATAAATCAATTGTATTTGTCAATGATAAATATTAATAAATTACTACATGATAAGCTGGTGTTAATAAATGGCAACAGTTATTATTTGATTAATTCTAATTTTCACATTGAGGTAAATAAGTATAATAAAATAATTTATTTAGAAAATACCCGTGATATAAATACTATTAATTATGTATATAATTATATTGAAACAATATTTAATAATTATGAATTGTTGGATGTATTAAATTATGAACAACAAATTGTTGATATGTTTTATAAAAGTTTTGATAATATATTTAATGATGAATCACTTGGTTTAACAACTTTAAAATATATAAATAATGCATCTGATTTATTTTCATATAATTTTAATGATATATACAACAATAGAAACACCTTAAATGTTATAAATAAAACTCCTTTATCATGTATTTTTTCAAATTCATTTTTACCACAAAACTTAGTTGATCTTTCAACTAATTTTCAAAAAATACATGAAATAAATTTAAATAATTTAAAAATATATAATGATAATTCAAATATTTTGTCAATTGGTAAAATTGACATAGAAACATTACAAAATAAATATAATGATTACATTAACTCAAAAAGTAAAGTTTTAATAACAAATGTTAATAACGAACTAAATAATATTGTCATAATAAAATTAAATAGATTAGAAAATATTATAAAATATAATTTTATTGGTTTTACAAATCCAAAAACACAAAAATATAATATTTTTATGGTTCTTTCGGTAGATAAAATTAATAATAATGTTCAAATAAAAGTAGATAATATTAATGATTATGATAATACTTTAATTGGAACAACCATATTTGTTAACATTGATTGTTTAAAATTAAAAAATTTTCAAAAAAATATATATTCATCAAATGAAATAGCTAGGGCATATTGTTGTGAATTATTTAATGATTTTAATGCTTTTGATAATGTTGATTATCAAAATAATAAAAATTGGAATTTTTATGATGAAACGACAGAAAAAATAAAATATTTTGAATATTTATCTAGTGAATCTCTAACTACTGAACAAAATAATTTAAATTATAATAAATCAATATTAAATAAATTAAACAAAAAATATGCAATATCAGACTTATCAATAATTAAAGATGTTTTTAATAATGTTTTTACATTAAATAACACTTTATCAACAATAGAAAATTTTACTTATAATCTAATTCAATTTATAAATCCATATAAAATAACAGGTAATAATTTATTTAACCACATATATTTAGTGTATAAACTAAATAATATCAGTGATAATAATACAATATTTGATGATTTTATTAATGTTAATAATTTAGAATACATTATAAATGATTTTAATAGTAAAATATTTCAATATTATGGTCATTTTAACAAAAAAAATAACATAAAAAAAAATATGATATTAAATAATATTTTAAGAATAATTAACAAAACATCGGATAGTTCTAAATTTAAATATAGTATAATGAAAAATGTGTTAATATCCAGATTTATAAATTTTGACACGTCAAATGTTGATAACAATACAGTTAAATTAGTAACAAATAATAGATATATATCAAATGTATATCCGTATTGTAATTGTACTGATAAATTAAATATCGAGTCAAATTTAATTAACTATCAAATAAATGATACTCATAAATTCAATGATATCGAATTAAACTTAGAAAAAATAAAAAATTATTATTTGAAAAATGGTAATATTGATAATACATATGAAAATGTAATTAATACTATATTATTTTTTGATAAAATTAAATCGAAAATAGCTTATGAAAAAATTAAGCATATATTGTCATTTAACTTAACTAAATTTGATTTATTTGAATTTATCACAGATTCAGACACTAATAGAAAAGTATATTATCGTGATTGTATAATAGACGAATATGAAAGAATTGGATATTATAAATTAAAATTTCAACAGTTACTAGTATGGAAATTTTTAACTAAAATAAGTTCATCAATAAATAATTCAAATAAATTTTACAAAAGACAACAAAAATCACAATTATATTTGCATAATACAAAACATATTGATATTTTAACGGATGATCATTTAATTTTAATAAATAATGCATTAAATTTATTTTCAACACATATTAATTTACTTGGTTCATATAATAAAGATGATAATGATGTTTGGAATATTATAATAAATAATACTGATAAAAATTTTGATGAAATTTCAAATTTAGTGTTACCATGTGATTATTGTTATATTGCGTATATAATTGTCAAAAGTTTACCCATAAATGCAATAACAAAAAATACACAGTTTATATTTCCTACTCAAGAAAATAAAATAGATTATAATGATAATAATTTAATTTTACTTAATTACACAGATGAAATTGTTAAATTTCTTTTGACTCAAAAAAATAAATCATACGATATTAATGATTGGATGGGAACATTTCAGGTTGATCAATATAAAATACAAAAAGTACATTTATGTAATATTATTAGTTTAAACACTATATTTAGATTACTTTTGTCTGAAATAGGTTTATATAATATAGAATCTGGATTTGGATCAATTAAAATGATTAATTATATATTATCAATAATATTAAATTGGAATGGAAATAGTGTAGAAAGTGTGTATAATGATAAATTAATTTATCCCACCTTATATTTAACAAATGGAATATTAGTTAGAACAACAGAATTACCCGAATATTATTATTATGATGATAAAAATAATAATTATTTAGAAATAAATAGAGTAAAATTAGTAAAAAATGGGGTTAATTATTATGGAATTATACAAAATGACATTTCAAATTTTATAAAAAAATCTTATGACAAAAGAATTGATGGTTATAATAATTATTTTAATGAGAGTTGGGCAAGTGACATTTATAATTTTGATATGGAAAATATTTGTATAAATTATACATTAAAAAATTTTGAAATAGATATTGAAATATATAAAATTAAAATAGATATTGATATTATTGATAACATTAATATTGTTACTTATGGAGAATTAAAAAATATAGATAAAAATGATTATGTTAAATATATTTACGATAAATGTTATTGTGTAACAAATAATAATGATTATTTATTCATAGATCAAGTTGAGTTAAATGAACAATATTTATATTTAACTATAAATACAAATTTAAGTAAAATTAACAATGATTTTAATACATATGATTGTATCAAAGGAGGTTTATATAATATTATTGACAACATATATTCAAATAATGACCTAAGATATATATTTACTAGACATTTATACGAAAATTATGATGATTATTTTCAAATTTTTGATCAGTCTGCAAATATTATTGAAAATAATTTAAATAAAATATATTCAAATTACGAAGTAATGGATTATTCATTATATCAATATTTAGTAGATTTATTAGATTATTTAAATAAATACAATTCAAGTAATTTGAATTTAGATTATGTTACAATTGATAATTTAACACTATCTAATCAAATAACAACTAATACCTTAATGGATACAATTAAAATTGTAAATAATTATATTAATTATATTAAATCTGATATTTATGAAAAACAGATGTTCAGCAATGAAATAATGATAAATATTACAAATTATATAGATTATCCTGAATATACTATTTATAATCCAAAACCACTTGTCGGTAAATGGACGAAATATCTTGGTCATAATATAATAGATTATATAGAAATGAGAGTAGGTGATCAAATAATTCAAAAAATAACTGGAGATTATTTGCATATTAATTATTCATTGTTAAGTGAAAATGGAAAAACAAAAAAATATTTAGAAAATATAGGTTACACGTCAGAATTATTAACTGATAATAATATTTTACCAAATAAAAATTTATATATATGTTTACCATGGTTTTTTGACAATCCAGGTATATATTTACCATTAATTAGTTTATTACATACTAATGTTAGTTTCAAGGTAAAATATAAAAAATTAGATGATTTGATAATTATCAACGGCGGAACAAATAATTATCAATTAAAATCATATATAAATGGTAAGAAAAATAATGATATAACATTAAAATCAGAGTATATGGCAGAATATATATATTTAGGAGATGATGAAAGATTAAAATTTGCGCAATCAAGACATGAATACATTATTGAACAAATTCAGTATATGTCACCTGTATATATAAATAATAGTAAAATATTACATGATGATTCTGAAATAATAAATATAAATTTTAATAATTGTAGCAAAGATTTATTTTGGTATTGTAAAACGAATAATAATATATTAAATAAAGATTATTGTAATTATACAATGACAACATCAACTTACAATAATACAATTAATAAAAAAAGTAATTTAAATTTATTCAAAGAGTATTTGCCGGAATATAAATCTATTATCAAGAAAAAGAATAAAAACATAAATTTTATAGATTTAGATATAAATGAAAACGATTATAACATTGATTGGTTTTACAAAACTGAACAATCTGCTGTTGTTAAAATGTTAGAAAATATTCCAGAATACAATGACGATGGCCCAATTATAAGATCATCAATAATATTAAATGGAAAAACATTAATGGATCATGATAATATATATACAACATCAGTTATTCCTGGAACATATTATAAATCGAATAATACGAATGGTTTACATGTTCATACATTTGCATTACATCCAACTGAAAATCAACCAAGTGGGGATTTTAATTTTTCAACAGTAGATGATTTCAAACTGAAATTAACATTCGACGAGTCAGTTGCAATTGACAATAAATACATAATGATTAATGCAATGACAAGAACATATAATATTTTTAGAGTGTTTAGTGGTTATGGTGCGTGTGTATATTAATTGTATTAAATAATGAATAGGTTATTTAGTTATTTTTATTATAGAACATAATTATAATAAAAATAATATCTTATGACAGGAGGTTTATTACAATTAGTTGCCAAAGGTAATGAAGATTTATATTTAACTTATGATCCTCAGATAACATTTTTTAAAAATGTTTACAAGAGACATACTAACTTTTCATCAGAATCAATACCACAAAATTTTAATTCTAAACCAGATTTTGGTAAAAAAATTACATGTACACTTGCAAAAAATGGAGATTTAGTACATAAAATCTATGTAGTTGTTCAAATACCAAAAATTAATCAAACAATTAATACAGGTGATATATCAAATTTAAATAAATGTGCATGGATTAAAAATATAGGATGGCACATTATTAAAACCGTTGAAATAGAAATAGGTGGATATGTAATTGATAAACATTATGGTGATTGGTTACAAATTTGGTCAACATTAACAAAATCAAATAGTAAAGATTATGGTTTAAATAAAATGATTGGTAATGTACCAGAATTAACAGATTTTACTACATCTAAACAAAATTATACACTATATATTCCTTTGATGTTTTGGTTTTGTAATAATCCTGGTTTGGCATTACCAATAATTGCATTAGAATTTTCAGATGTAAAAATAAATATAGAATTTGCAGGAATAAATGATGTATTATTGTTATCACCTACAAATTATATAGATATAGATAATAATTTAGTACATTTTGAAGTTGGTGATATATTATATCAAAAAATTAATAATAAACAAAATTTAATTAAATTTTGTCATTTTGAAAACATAGATGGTCAGACAAATAGATTATATTATTCAAAAATAAATAATGAGAAAATAATGAGTTATGATAATACAAATATAAAACTAAAAAATAATTTTAAAATTTATTCATTAGATGGTGTATATAATATTGACCCTAAATTTGGTGTTACTGAACAAATTTATATAAATAAACAAACAAATTTTGAATGGGTTAATTCATTATCAATATCAAATGCATTTTTATGGGTAGACTATATATTTTTAGATATTGATGAAAGAATTAAATTCATAAAAAGTGATCATGAATATTTAATAGATGTGTTAATTTATGATAATGATAGAGTTATTTCAAATAATTCCGCCAAATACAAATTTGGATATTCTCAGCCATGTAAAGAATTAATATTTAGAGCACAAATGGATTATTTAGTTAGTAATAATATATTGCAAAAATCAAATTATAGTTTAGATTATTTTGAAAACATAAGTATAATTAATAATGTGCAAATAATTATGAATGGTGTAGATAGATTAAGTAGTCGTGAAGCAAATTATTTTCATTATATTCAACCATTTCAACATCACACTAATAAACCTATTCCGGGTTTGTATATGTATTCATTTTCATTGTTTCCTGAAAAACACCAACCAGCTGGTTCATGTAATTTAAGTAAAATGGATGATTTTCAAATTAATATTGGTGTTAATAAATTAATTAATTATCAAAATCCAGCTAAATTTAGGGTTTATGCTAAATGTATTAATGTTTTGAGAATTATGAATGGTCAAGCTGGATTAGCATTTGCTAATTAAATATGAGCACCTGAAGAACCAAAACCATTTGTTCCTCTAATAGTATTAGATAATTCATTTTCATCTACTTTTAAATATCTAATAGAAGTTAGATCTGGTTTACATAGTTGAAATAGTTTTGTTCCTTTTTTTATTAAATAACTATTATTGTGATTGTTTAAATGACTATGATAATCAATGGGTGCTCTAATTTCTCCACGATATGTTTTATCAATGATTCCTACACTATTTGCCATTCTTAATGGTGTTTTAAAAATAGATGATCTTGGATATAAATAATATCCTGAATCAAAATTTGGTGCACATTTTACACCTAATGGTAATAATACTGTTGGATTTTCTTTAGTAATTAAAACATCTTGAGTTACCACTAAATCAAATCCAGATTCTAATGAATCATTAGAATTATTAATTTGGTTTTCATAAAAATTAATAATTTCTTGATCATCAACAATAATAGCAATGTTCATTGAATTATTATTTTTTTTATTGTTTAATTGAATAGTTACTGTATCCATTATTAAATATTATTATAGTTAAATTATATTTAATAATGTTCAAATAAAATAAATGTCAATTTTTTGTCAATACAATTTAATTAATAAAGTCTTGACATATTTGTGTCATATTTAAAGTTAAATATATAAATTTTTTATACTGTCATTTCGTCACCTGATAGGTTTACATTAAATGTTTTTATCATGGCTTCTTGTAATTTTGAAATAACTTTGGCAAGTTTTACTTCTGACTTATTTAAAGTATTTAATGATGATTGAAAACGTTCATTGTATCTTTCCATATCTTCTAAACTAACTTGTGATTTAGAATCTTTCATTAAAGTATTTACATTTTTATATGTATGGAGAGTATCAAGAATTTTAGTAAAATCTTCTGAAGCTTTTTTGAATTCATTTTTTGAACGATTAATTTTATCTTGTGATTGTTGATCAATTTGTTTTCCGGCAACTTTCATTGCACTTATTAAACGTTCAATTGTATTGTCATAAAACATATACAGCTGACCACCATATTGACCATCAATACTACCACCATCTTGACCTCTACCAACCATAATTGGAGCCATTGGTGGCATTAATAATTGATTTAATCCTGGCTGTAAACGTGCAATACTGTTATTTCTTGCAACAATATTATTACTCCATGGACCAAATGTACTATTAAGTAATCCTCTAGCATCTCTAGCATATCCTGTTGATACATATTCAATTCCTTTATTCATTAATTCTTTCGTTGTGGTTTCTTTTTCTTTTAGTTCCATGAAAGTTGCATCATTAATTAGTTCTGGATAACTTCCGTTAATGTATTGGACACATCTTTGTAAAAATGTTACAACTGTATTTTTGTTAGCAATATCGGCAATAACAGGTAAAACTGTTCTTCTTTTTTTGTGAAATTCTTCAAATTCTGCATAAGTTTCTGCATATTTACGAACAGCGGTTCCATTGTTTGATGACATTTTCCACGGCCAACGTAATGTTTCTAACATTTCAATTACTAGTCTTGGGTTTACTGTGTTGAAATCATTTTCAGGTATTACTTTATCTTCTTTGTCTAGTAATTCGGCTAATTTCTTAAAGCATCCTGAAGCATCTTTTGTTCTACTACAATCTGATAATAAAAGTGGTGTACGTGGTTGATTAATGTTAATTCCAATTTTTTCATACATTCCATTAGTTACATTAATGATGGAATCTTCAACTTCAGCATTGTTTAACTTAACTGAAATTTTTTTATTAGTTGTATCATAATCAACTGTATATAATTTGTTTCCTAATGTACTTACCGCGACATTTGATAGAGATGGTACATTGATTTTAGCAATTTCTTTTGCAACATTGAGTACAGTTGATACTACTGCGCCATATACACTGCGTTCTTTGTATAATCTATCACCATTGATATTTAATCTCATAGTTATTCTTAGCAGTAAAGCAATAGATTCTTCAATAAAACCACCAGATTGGTTTAAACCACCCCCTAATCCTGAACCTATTTCTGGTACGACTACGGTTGAGCCAAGTATTAAATCAAAAGAAGTTTCAGATTTTACATTATAGTCAATTTTATGAGCTTCACTAAATATAGATTTACCTGTTGGAATGGCAATGAGTTTTTCGTTAATGTATTTTTGAATATCACTGTTCTTTGACATGGCTTTAGTAAGTACCCCATTTATTTCACTTAGTTTTAACTCATTTGCAGTTTTTACAATTTTGCTAATTTCTGTATTAACATCTTTTCCATTATTTCCATAATATCTTAATATTTTTTTCATACTTTCAAAATTTGGTGTATCGCTTTTGTTGTCTTCTACATATTTTTTAATCTTATCATCAGATAATAAATCCGTCGATAAAAATGTGTTTAAATCTTTTGCCATAAATAAAAATGCTAGAAAATTAGCTTCTTTACCATCTAAATATGATATAACGTTAGATTCTTTTGCATCATTTTGTGTATCTGGACCATTTCCGTGAACATATGATAAAACCATTGCTAAGACAACTTCTTGTTCTGTAAATTTTAATTTGTAACTCATTATTTGTATAATATATAATAACTTAGAAAAAAATATTATAAATTAATTTTAAATTATTATATCTATATGTTTGATTAAATTATATTTTTATAATATATGCAAAATAATAAACATAATATTATAATTGGAATTCAACTCATTTTATTCATAATATTAATGATAAAAATATTTAGCCTCTCAATAAATAATAATTATCAAGTATGTATACCCAATAAACCAAAAATATTATTTTTATATGATTCTACTAAACTATTAACTACTGACATAATTAATAACATATGGATTAATATTGTTAATAATTACAAAAAACAAAACACTCTTACATTTATTGATATTGATATTTATAAAAATAATGCTTATACTAATAATCTAGATGTTTTACCAACTATTTTCTATATAGATTATGACAATAATATCATACTTAAATATCCATCTAATCAAGAATTAACATATAATAATTTAAATAATTTTATTATAAATTCTTTTGGCTCTTACCATCATTAACTAATATTTTGCTTAAAATAGATATCATTTCATTTATGTCGCTTCTTTTATCTATGTTCATTTTTTTAAATAATTTATACATATCATCATTTGGATGAGTCATATTATAAAAAAATGATCCAAATAAATTAACATTTCTAACATCTCCATAAATTAAACAATTATATGTCATATTACTGATCCATGTTTTAGATAAAGTAAAAAAATCATAAGATAATAACAATAATTGATCAGATGTATTACCAGGACAATAATCAATTGTTTCTGCAATAGGTGTACAAAAATAATTACTTAATTTATTAATTCTTAGATGAGGTAATATTGGTAATTTAGAATCATCTATATCTGATTTATATTTTATTAACATAAATATAAACTTTTTTTTATTAGCAAGATCTACTGTAATATATTTATCAATAATTTTCTCTATAAATAAATCTATTAAATAACCAATCCATTTTTCTTTACTATAGTTTTTATCTTTCATAAAAAATTTATAACAATAATGACAAAAAATTGTTAATGAAATAAAACTTAATTTTTTAATATCATTATCAGTAATTTTTTCAATAAATTTAGATGCTAAGTTCAATGTTTCATCTAAATTTTGATTAATTATGCCAATAAAAATAGCAACATTCATTAAAAATGTGTCATTTAGAGTTTTATCAATATTTTTATTATTATTAAAATAATTTTTGAATGTGATTAGATCTCTATAAGTTTCATAATATTCTAGTTTAATATTTTTAAAAATTTCATTTATGGTGTCAATTATTTTATTTTCATCATATTTAACATTATTATTTTTTGTTTTATCATTGGAATATGTTTCTAATAAATTCATTAATATTAAAAATTCAATGGTTGGTTTTACAGCAATATCTTCATATATATTAAATAAAAAATTAGCTTGAACGATTAATAATGGAGTTAAATTGTAGTAAGCATTTTTAACATTATAAAATGGATCTGTTATATATTCACAAGTTATATCATACATTGTTTTAGCAATTGAATCAGTTACTACTAAATTTTTAATTATATTGTCCATATAATTAAGTAATGTATATTTTATTCAAAATAAAATATATCAAATATTTAAACATTAAATCTATTATTTATTATCAATAAAAACATCAATATGGAAACTACAGTAGGTGAATTAGAAATCACAAAATTATTAAATAATTATGTAGACTTATTTGAATTTATGGGATTAGATAAAGTAAAATATTCTGATCCTGAATTTATATTTACATATGAATATAAAAAAGGATTAAGAAAAGCAGCAGTTGCGAACAACAGAAAATATCATACAGATAAATATCCTAATTCAAGTGACAAAAGAAAAGATGAATTAGAAAGATTGTTTAATCAAAATCAAATTATTTTTTACATTTTAAACAACAAAGAAGTTTATGATCAGTATATTAAACTTAAGTCAGAAATTGTTTCTAATCACAATGAACTCAGAGATAATTTTATAAGATTAAATGATGATGATATCAAAAGAATAATTAAAGATGCAAATGAAGGTAAATCTTTTGAGGATTTATCAAAAGAAAAAGACATTTATCATGGAATAGATAGATCATTAGAACAAAAATTATCTATAGAAGAATCATCTATTAGATTAAATGATTTAATAAATCAAAGAACAAATATTTATGAAAATATTAAAAATAATATACCAAAAATAGAATTTGACGAAGACAGTACTAAATTTGCGGATATGTTTAATAGAGAATTTGAAAAAAACATAAAAAAAAATGAAGAATCTTATGAAATTCAGCCATATAATGATTTTGGAGAATTAAGTAAAACATTTAATTTCCAAAATTTTGATTATGGCAGTATGTTTGACAATAGATATTCGGGAATAAATGATTCATTTGCGTTACTTAGTAGCAATATTCCAGATCAAATAACTGATAATTTATCATTAGAAGACAAAATAAAAAAGTACAATGATTTAACGAAACATTATGAAAATATAGCTAAACAAATAAATATTATTAATGAAGAAAAAAATACAAATGAATCAGTTATTATAAATGTAAAAACGAATCAAGATGTTGATTAACATAAATTATAATTTAAAAATACATTTTCATAAATATTTTTTTATTTTTATCAATATCAATGATTATAAACAGCTTTGAAAAAATATAAACAAATCTATACATGCTAATATATATTATAATTAATTAGGAAACGAATATTTGTAATTTTTAAAATTAATGGTAATTTTAAATAAAAAAACAAAAATAAATTTTAATAAAAATAATTATCATCTATTTTATGTCATTATTATTATTTCCATTGATCCAAAATTTGAATCATTTGTTGACAATGACAAAAACATAAGTGTTAAATTAGGTTATCAAACATTATTTTATTATATCAGTCTTAATGCATAGTTAACAAATAAATAAATTAAAAAATTAAAGTTCATTTATTAAATCATACTTATCTTACACTATTATTAAATAAAATTTTATGTCTAACAATAATAATTTAGATATCATAATAGATGCAATATTCCAGTTGAATTACATGTTATTATCAGACAATAATATTAGTTGATACAAATATTCAAAATGGTATTTTGACATGGTTTCTGAAAAATAAATTAGTAAAAATACAATTTGATTTAATTAGTTATTGGAACACATCTAAAATAACAAATATAAATACTGTCGTTTTTAAAATATTAGGAGTAATTACAACTAAATGGTTGTAATTACTCCTAATATTTTTTATATATTTTAATTATATATATATAAATAAATGAAAACAAATGATTTTGATAGAAATTTATTGTATATTATGTTGGATAATGGGAATATTATAAGTATTATGCCTGATACTAACTTAATTGTTGAAATTAATAAATATTTAAATATAGTTTTAGGATATTTTTATGTGGATACTAGTAGATCACCACGAGTGTTTTATGCATATCCAAATAAATATAATACTGAACTGTTTGAGGAAAAATTAAATGAATTACCGAGAAATGAGGCTGTAGTATATTTTATTACGCATACCGAATTTCAAATTCCTGAAAACATAGAATCAATGATGAAAAATAGATGAAAATAATTTTCATAAAAATTTATTGAAAATTAACAACTTAAATAATTTTCATAAAAAATTTTTTTATAAATGACCATACTTTTTTATTGGTTATAATAAAATTAATTTTTAATAAACAAATTATTTACAATTACCTAAAATTATAAATATAGAAAAAATTCTATATTTATAATTTTTATTTAGTTTATTTGTTCAAATTATAAATATTTTATATAATTGAATAGAAGTATGCATATTTTTGTTTATCAAAAATTAACAACTTAAATAAATTTTAATAAAAATAATTATCATCTATTTTATGTTATTATGATTCTTTCCATTGATTCATAATATTTTTAAATTATAATTCAAGTCGGTTAACAAATGAATTTGTTTTTACATCAATAATTATTTCTTCAGATGAATTAATTATTGAATCATTATCATAAGATGTAAAACGTGTATTAAGATAATTACTTGTTTTTATAAAACATTCGTTAATGACTTTTAATTTATCTTCAAATGGAATATTAAAATCTAAAATACCTACATTAATGTTATTTAAATCAATTGTTCTATCTTTGTATATTTCGTCTAATAAATTAAATTTGCTTGAAAAATTTAATAAAAAAATATAATACATGTATAAAAAAATATTTTCACAATTTGGTTTTAAATTATGAAATAAATTTTTTATTTCATCTGGTGTTTTTTTAGAGTTAGCCAATATTCCTATAACACATTCAATATCTTTTGATTCGATATAATTAATAGCATAATTATTAATTACAGCTCCATCTAAATATAAATTATCATTAATTTGATAAGGAGTAAAAACAATAGGTATTCTACAAGTTGCCATTAGAGCGTCAATTATTTTAAAATCTGGAAAAGTTTCATAATTAATATATTCGACAATTTGTTTTGTAAAATTTGTCACGACTATTGTCAATTTAATGTTTGTTTTTTCATATAATTCATTAAATGTTATATTTTTATCATACTTTTTATATTCTAATAATTGACAATAAAGATCTTTTATAGAATTACCATCAGTTAAACCATATAATGTAATTATCTTATCAATATCAATATCTTCTAATAATTTAGAATAATCATATTTAAAAATAATTTTTTCTATTTCTTCCAAAGAATAATTCAAAGTTAATAGAATTGCAAATATTGCTCCACCACTAGTGCCAATAAAATGATTAAAATTTAATCTATTAGTTTTAGAAAATAAAGATTTTAGGACGCCCAAAAAACCAATGCATTTTATTCCGCCACCACTAAAAACGATGGTAGTAAGTTTATTAATATTCATTATTTTAGGTATTTAATAGTATTGATATATTTTTTAAAAATTATATACACAAAAAAATAAAAAATAATTACACCGATTTATTTTTTATTTTTTTTATTAAATATAATAATGATTAATACAGATCAATTAAAAGAAAATGATAAATTAAGAAAAAAATTTAAATTAGAGCCTTATCGTTTAATATTAAACATGATATGTAACAAAATCAAAGAATCATCATTAATATTAGGTAATCAATATTGTATATATCAAGTTCCGGAAATAATATTTGGTTATTCAGCTTATGAATTAGATGATTGCTGTAAATGGTTAATAAAAAAATTAGCAAAACGTGGTTTTACAGATATTACCTTAATAGAGAAAAATATTCTAATTATAATATGGAAACATTAATTTTTTTTGTCACATAAAATCTGTAATATTATAATTATAATAATTCCTAATAATACTACTGCAAACAAGTCTTTTTGTTCTTTACTAAACATTTTCATAAAATTATCACTTTTATTACCAGAACATCTATATTTTGCATATATTTTATTTAAACATTTTTTACATGAACCTATATGTTTTATTATTTTATTACATTCTACTTCATGATCTGAATCAATTTCTGAATCACTATCAATATATATATTTTTTTTATGATTTAATTTAGGGTTATTTATTTTTTGAGTTAATTCATTTGAAAAATGTTCAGTAATATTTTTGTTACTATTTTCTTTAAATTTAATATATTCCTTGTATTCATCTTCTGATATTGATATTGATGAGTTGTTTTTATTTGTATTTACAATATTGTTTTCAAAATGATTTGTATTTTGAACTTTAGGATGATGATCTGGCCAGGCTTCTTCTAATGAACAATACATTATTATAATAATATAATATAATATGATACACAAAAAAATTAATAATTATTGTGTTGTTTTAAAACATTTTAGACATTTATAATAAATATTTTGTTTGTTATCTAATAATTCATACATATAATGATTAAAATCATCCGGTCTTACACAATTACCTAATGAATATGATATTCCGTTATTATTTACAGTTGTATTTAAAGTTATTAATTTATTTAATTTTAAATATGAAAATTTTCCACAAAAAAAACAAACATAGATCATAGTGCTGTTTTTAATGTCTGTATCATAATAAAACATCAAATGATTATTTTTTACACTATGTATTAGATTAATAAATTCTTCTCTATCTTCAAACGTAAATGTATCATTGTTTGCAAATAACATTTTAATTAAGTTATATGATATGGTTGATTTATCAATAATTGCACTAGGATCATAATTTTGAACAACTTTATCATATATATATACTCTTTCTTTACATGGTAATATATTTCCAAATATATCACATGGTAATTTATCATTTGATAATATTCTAGTTCCATTTTGTCCACAATTATTACAGTTTGATGTCATAATTGTTCCTCTAATTTTTTCTATTTTTTCGTAAAGTAATATTTTATTTGAATAATTACTAATATTATTAATTATATTGTCAATTGTTATTTTATCTTGAAAAAAATCAATAGTTCTCATGTAGGCACGTATTCCTTCATAATCATTATTATAATACATATTTTCTAAAGCCATTATTTGTGACATTCTTGCACTCAAATTCTGTATTCCCATTATATCTTTTAACTGTTCAATATCCAAATAATAATTTATATTTGTAAATATATGATTACTCATGTTTAATAATGCAGGACACATTGTTTCATTTCCTTTGGTATCTAATACTAATACAGGTGTTTTTAATTGTGTCCATATATAATCATGTCTAACAACATTATTTGCGTTCGTATTATTATAATTATTAATTAGTTTTGCAGATATTGTTTTGTCGTTAAATTTTGTTTCCCAAACACAGTTCCAGTTTTTATATATATTTGGATCTGTATTTATAATAGGATCATTATATCTAACTAACCCTTTGGTATCGTCTATTACAGAACCTTTTGCAACTTTATCTTGAATTTCTTTCAAAGATAAATATCCACCGTGATAATAATTAGCACCAACTATAGTATAATTATAAAGTGTTTTATCATCTTTTAGTAAATTTTCAGTTATATATGTTAGTTTATAACAATAATTTTTATTAAACATAGTATTAAATGGTAACATATTTTTAATTGTTTTAACTGGTTCATTATAATCGGGTAAATTATAAGCACGTCCCCAATCGCAATTAGGTTTACATAAACCTTGTTGTTCTTTGTCATTTGGACAATTTGGGTCTATACAATTACCAACTTTACAGTTAGTACCATAACAATCACCGCCTTTACAACCAGTTCCTTCACATGTTCCACCCGTACAATCTTCACCATAACATGATCCTGCATGACAACCTATACCTATACAATTATCTCCTTTACATTTTGGTCCTATACAATTAGTAGAATAACATCCATTTCTATTACATCCGACGCTTATTGTATCATCTTGTTGTTTAATAAAAATAAAGTAAATTAAAACAATAACAATAATGGTTATGATAATAATACCTAATTGTTTTCTAGCGTACCATCCTATAACAGGTAATTTTGCAATATTTTTTTCTTTATAGGCTTCTTTGATAAATCCATTTAGTTTTAAATTTGATTCCATAGGATTTATTATATCATAATTCATCATTGATAATAATTATTATAATAATATTTTATAAATAATATTATTATAATGATAATTATTAATAAGATATATAATGTAAAAAGTAGGTTTAACAAATTGTCTTATTATGAAAAAATTAATACAGTTATATGTATATTTGTTTTTTTCATAATTTTACTTTATGTAATAAGTGAATTAAAAAAAGAAATAATTATGCCAATTCATCCATATTTTGATCCAATCAATATCAGTTTAAATAAAGATAGTCTGATGAAATTAATACCAGAACCAAAATATATAGTCCCGCCACCATTTATAAATTTACATAACCAATAATTTAATTAATAAATATAGTTTTTATTATTTGCGTATTAAATAATAAAATTCTTTCTACTATAAATTATTAAAAGTTTTTAAATGGCTCATTCAATATCACACAATAAAAAATCATCTATTACAAGTACTGAATATAATTTTAGTTTACTTGCTGATCCAAATAAACTAAAACAAGTTGATAAAACAATCATGATTAAAACATTTAAACAACATAATGAATCAGAATCTGAAAAAAGTAATTTATGTGATATTCAAGAAGGTGAATCTGACGTAAATTTTAACAATTCAAAATTTAAAAATTCAAATGATTCTACAAGTAAAACAAAAACAATTAAATCATCAAAATCATCAAAATCATCTAAATCATCTAAATCATCAATATCATCTTCATCTAGTAACTCTTCCATTAGAAACAGTAGACAAAATGATATTAGACAATCATTAAAAGAAAATAAACATTTATATGATTCAGATAACATAAAAAAATCTGCAACAAATAAACATGAAAATAATTATAATAAAATCGAACAAGAAAAATTAGACACTGTACATAATCACGATGATTCATCAGATTCCAGTATCTCTGAAAAACAACTGCCCAAAAATAATAAAAAACACGATATTCCACAAAATATCACAATGGCACAATATTTTAAAGAAGACGATGATTATGAAAAATGCGACGATCAAACAAAACGAGTTAAAAAAATGGAAAAATTTTCACAACTTATGTTTTTAAAAAATAATGGTTGTGAGTTATCAAAGAGTTACACACTTAATTCTGATTATTGGGAAATGTGTGCTGAAATTAAATTTCATACTGATTTAAAAAATAAAGAACAAGGAGTTGAATTAGCAAAAGATTTTTTGATTTATTCATGTACTGCTTTAGAATTTATGAATGATAGATTTGATCCTTTTGGAGTTAACTTAAAAGGATGGACTGAACATGTGAAATTAACTAAAAATAATTATAATGAAGTTATGGCAGAATTATATGAAAAACACAAAGGAAAAGGTGGTAAAGTAGAACCAGAAGTTAAATTATTATTTATGATTATGATATCGGCAGGCGCTTTTCATGCCAGTAAATCGGCCGCTAAAATACCAGGATTAGAAGAAATAATTAAAAACAATCCTGAATTATTAAGCAAAATTGAATCAACTATAAGTCAAAAAATGATGGGTCCTCCACCTAAAACACCTGAAGAAATTCAAAAAGAAACGGAATATAAAATGTATCAACAAATGATGGCACAAAGAGCACAACAACAAATGCAACAACAAATGCAACAACAACAAATGCAACAACAACAAATGCAACAACAACAAATGCAACAACAACAAATGCAACAACAACAAATGCAACAACAACAAATGCAACAACAAATAAAGCCTACAACAGCATATCAAGTAAATAATATAAATGGATTATCGAGTGCACCATTTAATCAAAGTAATATAGGAAATAATCAAAATAAACAATTAAATTACCAAGCTATATTAAATAGAGTAACAAATAATACAAATTTAAATATTAACGAAACTCATACGACAGTTCCATTAGAAGATAATAATGATAATGATGATAAAATTATTAGTGTATCAAGTATAAAACCAAATACACGTATAGAGGTCACTGAAACATTAATGTCAAATAGTGAAACTATATCAAGTATTAATTCAAGTGATATGATAATGAAGCAAGGTATTAAAAAAAGAGTATCTGTATCATTAGATAAGTAATTATGTTTGAATGATAAAATCATCTTTTGTTGAAAAAAATGGTGGTAAATTATCAGTATGATCATTTTTACCAATTGAAATATTTTTGTTTATAATTTTATCTGTTATAAATTTACTTACTTTCTCATCATCAATATATGGTTCATCATTAGACGGTAAAAGTAAATATAAATCTAATTTTGATATATTTTGTAATTCAGATATGTTATTTAATGATTTTTTAAATTCGGAATATTTATTGTTTATTAATTTAACTATTGTCATAAATTTATTTTTTTTATTTTCAATTCCATCTGTTTTTACAGCATTAGATGTATTTAATGATACATTATCATTTGGATATGAATTAGTAGGAGATATATTAATAGATTGTGTTTCTGCAGAAGATACATCAGTAATTTGTGTTTCTGCAGAAGGTACAACAGTAATTTGTGTTTCATCTGTTCCTCCAATAATTTCTGACATAGTTATCGGTGAATCGATATCATATTCAACAATGTACATAATATATAAATAATTACAATAAAATAAATATTTATCATCTAAATATTTATTTAATAAATTTTTGACTTTTTTTAATGAAAACATACTTTTCAGGTGTTTGTATACTTTTTATATAAAGAGAAATAACTATTATTAAGTAATTTACGGATGAGTGAAAATATAATAAATGATCAAAAAGAAAATAATATTCAATTATCAAATGTTCCTAAAAAAAGAGGTAGAAAGCCAAAAAATGCAAATATAGGAACAGAAACTGTAATTCCTAATCCGACAGATAATCAAATAACAGAAGTTAAAAAACGTGGAAGAAAACCGACATGTCAGGTTATAAACAATACAGAAATATATAATTTAAAAAAAGAAGTTTCAAATGATTGTTTGTTTGTGCACATTGCTTTGTCTAAGTTAGATATTGAAAAAATAACTAATAATGAACGAATTGATGAAGAAATAATAGATACTAAACAAATACAAATTTCAGAAAACAAAACAAAAAAAATAGATTTACAAAATGATGATTATAATAATAATTTTGACAACAATATGATAAATAAACAATATTGTGAACATTGTATTAATTGTGATAAATTACAGGAAAAAATTGATATTTTGGAATCAAAATATCATATAGGTAAATTAAATGATATGGATAGACAAACATATAACATAAATATTAAAATTGAAGACGTATATACTGGTTCAGATATTTGGGAAAATAAATATTCTAATATATGTTGTTGGTGGTGTTGTCATAAGTTTGATACTTTACCGATAGGTTTACCTGAAAAATTTTTTGAAAAAAAATTTTTTGTGTTAGGTTATTTTTGTTCGTTCAATTGTAGTTTAGCATATAATTTATCACTTAATGATCATAAAATATGGGATCGTATTTCTTTATTGTATCATATGAGAAATTTAATTTATCTAAATATATATCCAAATGGAAATATAAAAAATTTAGATGACATTATTGTCGCAGGACCAAGATCATTATTAAAAATGTTTGGAGGAAATTTTGATATTGAACAATTTCGAGAAAATTCTATTATATTAAAAAAACAATATAGACATATTATTCCTCCAATAGTTGCATTAACACAACAAATTGAAGAATCAACATATAAACAAAATCAAAATATAATAATTAAACAGCCAAAAAATAAAACTTTATCAAATTTCAGTAATAATATGGCATCTGGTTTGGTTTTAAAAAGAACAAAGCCATTAACTAGTAAAACATCATTATTTAATATGATGAATATTCAACACGTGTCTGAAATATAGTAATAATATTGATACCTTCATATACTGTCATTTTTTTATTTTAAAATTAATATTTTCAATATGTATTGATTTTAGTTTAGTTAGTTTTATTGATAATCATAAAAATAGTCAAAAGAATAATTATTTTGTTGATTAAATTCATTTGAGTAAATTCATTTTTTGAATATAATATTTGTAAATTAGTTAAATTATTTAATGAATTGCCTAATGGTTGATTAAAATTATCACCAAAATATAGTTTTTGTAAATTAGTTAAATTATTTAATGAATTGCCTAATGGTTGATTAAAATTTCTACCAAAATATAGTTTTTGTAAATTAATTAGATTATTTAATGAATTGCCTAATGGTTGATTAAAATTTCTACCAAAATATAGTTTTTGTAAATTAATTAGATTATTTAATGAATTGCCTAACGGTTGATTAAAATTTCTACCAAAATATAATTTTTGTAAATTAATTAGATTATTTAATGAATTACCTAACGGTTTGTTATATGAATCGCTAAAATCTAGTTCGGTCAATAATTTTTGATTTATGAACAATCCATCAATTAAATAATTAAAATACATATTGAATGAAACACTTTTTAATCGCAACAAAGAAAATATAAATGATATTATTTGTTTAATATTTGTATTATCATAATTTATAATACATTTTGATATATGTTGTAATTTATTTTCGATAAAATTTGATATTTTTTTTATTTGATTTTTGTCCAGATCTTTAATTGATAGTTTGTTTATAATTTTTAATATTTTTTCTTGTTTTTTTATTGACCATAACAACTGGTTTTTTTCAAATTTTTTAAATTTTTTTGATCTTTTAATTTTTTTAAATTTTTTATATGTAAATACTAATTTTTGTTTGTATTTTTTAATAGTTGGTTTTACTATTATTTTTTTTATGATTGGTTTTATGTTTGTATTATTATCTAATATTAATGTATTATAAAATATGTGAACACCATTATGCAAATTAATTAAATCATTAAAGTGAATTTCATTGTTTACAAAATCATTAATATAATTAACTAAATCACTGCTGTTAAAAACCTTATGATTTAAATTCATTTTATTATATAAATTATAAAATAAATTTACTATTTTTAAAACCATCTATTATTTTTTAATAACTAACAAAATTAAATTTCTATTTCATTACTATTTTTTTTTGTTTTAACAACAATTTTATTTAGTTTTTTTTGTTTCTTTTCTAATTTTTTTCTCTCTAGCTCTTTCTTTTGCTCTTTTTGTTGCTCTTTTTGTTGCTCTTTTATAACTTCTTTTTGTCGTTCATTAATCCAATATAATCCTTGAAGTAAAGCATCACATAAATCATCTTTTTTTGTGAATGTAGATAAATATGTTTTCCAGCTATTTAATTCATTATTAGTCAAATAATCGTTAACAACCTCTATACTTTTTAATTTTGTCGACCTATATTTATTTTCAGTTCCTAATAATTCTTCAGCATATTTTTTTAATTTATTACTTGGACTTATTAAATGTAAACTAGTTGTTATCCTACTATCCATAATACATCTAATTAATGCCCAAGTATATAATGTATCTGCGATTGCTTTCATTCTGGGATTTTTTAATGTAGGTTGATTTTCTATTAAAAAATAATTTATTTTTTCATTATAGACCAAAGGTAAAATTTCCATATCTAATTTTTTAATCATACCGCTTCTTAAATCATCAATATTAATATTATTACAATTTATAGTTTTAATATTAACTGGTTTTGATAATGAATTACTATTTCCATTTGCAATTGATAAAGTTTTGTAAATATTTTTATGTTTTTCACACCAACACACTAATTTACCATAGTACGTACAAGTTTGTGATACCTGTTTTTTACATGTACTTATGTAACAATGATCATTATTAGGAATCAAATTAATAATATTCCAATATAATAATTTATTATTTTTATCATTATATATATCATATTCAATTATTGAATATGCCAAATTTTTAATTCCAACATCCCATGATATGATTTTCATTATTAGATATAATAATGAAAATTATTATTCTTTGTTTAAATTAACGAGATAATTAAATATTTTTCTAATCTCTACCTTCAGCTTGTATCATTTCCATTCCTTCGTCTGTATCATCAGTTGTTTCTAAATCATTGTCAAGATCTATATCCATACCTTCATTTGTTTCATTCATATCATCAATTTCATTTTCTAGTTTTTGTTTTTGTTCATCTGTTAATTTTTCTTCATCATAATTATTATCATCTATATCAAACATTTCTGCTTCAACATTTTCAAAGTTTACATTTGTTATTAGCATATTAAATTTTTTAACTTCATTATTCATATATATAGTTTCCATAATATTATTTTGATTAAACAATTGATTAATGATACTAGATAATAAATAAACTAATTTGCTTTTGTTGTATTGATCATGATTAATATTAATAAATTCTTGAATTTGTTGACACAAATAGTATAATAATATATTATCATTATTATTTAGTTTTAATAATTTATTGGCATTTAAAATATTTTCTACTACTTCAATGTTAACGTTTGATTTTAATGGAATAAAATAAATTGAATCTATTATTAATTTCCATTCTTCAAATATACGGTTACCAGTATTATCATAATAATTAAGTTCTTTAAATTTATCAGAATATTGTTTAATTAGTGAATTTGGATCACTAGAATTATATTTATTTTTTATTTGATAAACTATCATTTGAAATTCTTTGATAATATTTTTTAGGTTATTTATACGATATCTAATAATGTCTTCAGTAAATTTAATTATTTTATTATTTTTTGATTTAATTTCATCATTTACATGATAATTAATTTTACTGTGTCCTAATAATAATAATTTATTTCTGACAGAATGATTAATTTTAAGATATCTACTGGTATTTTTTAAAACCACATATTCGCGATTCATTTCTTTATAACCTAATAAATATAAATCATAAGCGTGATAAAAAATAGTAATATTTCTGGCTTTATCAATATAATAATAAACATCTGTTTTAAAAAACAATTCATTTTTTTTAAACTCTATTTTATTTTCAGTATCTGTAAACACTAAATTTTCAGATTTTGAATTTCCTAAATGATCATGATCAATTATATAAACTGTTTTTTTTAGATATAAATTACGATTATTAATATTAATATTAGTACCAATAACTTTTTCCATTAAATCAATGACTGTATCAACAACTGATGTAATGTCTCCAGTAGCTAATGCTTTTTTAATAAATTCTTGTTGATATTTTTCACTTTCTACCATTTCTGCTTCAATAGCTTGTAATCTATTTTTTTGTTGTTCTGCGTTTTTTTTAGTTCTATTAACAAAAAATTTAATAATTTTATTGGCATGTTTTTCTAATATTTTAGTGTCTTCTTTAACATCACCTAATATTATTTGTCTTTTGACATTTCCTTCTACAAAATATGAATAAATTTTATTTAAAGTACTATTATATTGTTTTAATATTAGATCATTTAAATCATTTCCAAATAAATCGTATATAGTTGTATCATTAATAAATGATTTAATAAAATATTTTCCCGGTAAAACTTTAACCTTATTATATCCAAATGTATTTTCAACACGTTTTGTTTCAAGTGATAAAATTAAATTAGGATCTTTTGCTTTTATTTTGATTTTATTATTAACAACTTCTATTTTTTTGTCAGAAATACTTGTTAAACGTTCAATAGTATCTTTTGATATTTTATTGTCATAAACTGTATTTAATTTAATAAAAAATTTAGTAGCAATATATTCATAAATATAACTTTTTTCTTTTTTAGTATTAACTTCTAAAACAGAATTAATTAAATCCAAAACAGTATGTATTACTATTTTTTGCATTTGTGGATTAATTGTAGTTGTTTTTGTTGAATTTTTAACGTCAATAAACCATAAATTGTATTTTATTATCATAGAACTCATATAATAAATTACATAACATAATAATTTGTAATTAGTGATATTATAAATATCATTACCATTATTAATTCTAATTTTAATGCCATCAAAAATAGTATGAGCAAATTTATCAAAAATAACATAATTAATTAGTTTATCATAATTAAATTGAAAAATTTGTCCAACATTTAGTTCACAAATTATTAAAAATATCATATATGCATAAATATTGTTATTTTTGTATCTTTTGTATTTATCAGTATCTTTTGATGAATAAGTAAACAAATTATTATCCATGTCAAAAATGAAATAATTGGATTTTTCTCTGTCAATACCATATAGTTTATTAGATGATTCTAAACGTTCTTTTCTCATATTTATATTACTGGTGTCAAAATTTTGAAATTGTAATGATACCAAATCAATAGTATATTTTACAATATCTTGTCTACGATATTTATTACTCAAATTATTTCCAAGATAATAATTAATTCCTGATATATATGCTAATTTTTCTACATTTTTATCCATATTTTTTATTGCTTTATTATATTTTTCATATTCAGGAATGTTTTCTAATTCTGCTTCCAGTGGTACTGATAATGCAACATTTGATAAATTACTTGAAAAAGAATCATGCATATATTTTTTAACATCTATAAATTGATAACATGATTTACATACATGTTCACCTTCCTTATTATCAGTTACGTATTTTTTTATAAATTTAAATAATTCTTGATTAAATCTATTCGGGTCTTTTTTTTTGTATGAATTAATTACATTCCATGTTACTTGATGTTGACAATAAGATGATTCAAATAATTCATCTATTTCCTCTTCTTTTACTCCTACTAATAATTCTTGTTTTTTAATTAAAATTTTAGCGATTTTTTTTTCAGTTTCAACATATGATGGAATTTTTATAAGTTTAGTATTCAAACCTGGAATTAAATTTTCTTTTTTATCATACACTGGAATCCCACGTAATGATAATTTATTATAAAATATATTAATTAAAATATCATTGTAAAAAGATGTATTATGAATATTAATCAGTGATTTTTGAACACGATTTAATACATCTTTAATTGTATATAATTTATGTTGTGGTAATTCATTAATTTTTATAATTATTTTTTCATAAGTTAAACTTACTAATTCATCATAGATTTTTGTTAATAACATTTTAAAGTATTCTTCTGTATTTAAATACAATAAGTTCTCATAAGATTTTATTTTTATTTTATCATTGTTTTTGTCAAAAATCCAATATGGCATTTTATTATATGTAAATTCATCATTAATTTGTTTTTTTAATAGATTAATTGTTGTGGCAAACCCATTTCTATTTTCGCCAATATTTACTGTGTCCATTAATTTAAAACATGACAAAACATTCTTTTTTTTTAAATCATTAAATTTAATTGGATTTATTATAACTCCTACAATATTAACATTATGTTCTTTTGGAGCTACTCTTACTTGTAAATTACTTTTGTATTGATTGGGGTAATTATTTTGATCTTTGAATTCAAAATTACAATATCTTACTGTTTCTACTGTATTATCAAACTTAAAATTAAATCCATAGTTTTTATAATCTCTAAAATTAATATATGGATAACTTCTAAAAGACATTAAATCTGCATAAAATTCATTATTTTCCATTGCACGTTTACCTTGGTTTAATATTTTATTTATTATATTTAACTCTTCTAATTCGTTAATAATTACTGCTTTACGATAAACTAATGAAGGATAAATTAATTTATTAACTTCATCAATTTCTACTTTATTTCCTTTGTCGATTATGTTATTATAGTCCATAAGTTTATTAATTTTAGTTACAATATATCTTATTTTGGTGTTGTCTTTTTTGGTAGTTTTTTCTTTGATGTCTATTTTAGAAGTACCGACATTTTTTTCATATTTTTCACTGTCTTTATGATATCTTAAAAATTCATCAGTTATTGGTATTAAAATATTGCTACTAATTAAATCATTTATTTTTTTATCTGTATTTGTTATTTTAGTACTTAATTCATCATATTCTATTAACATTTCATACATAAATTCCGCAACACCTTTTTTGAATTGTTTATTTGTAAATAATTTTTCAATAGTCGCATAATCTATTTCATCTACTATTGAATCTACGACTTCAATAAAAATTTCTTCTGATTTTGATAACTCTTCATTTTCAATAATTTTAAATATTTTAGTTCTGTCATTTAATTGAAAAATTTTTAAAAAGATAATTGTTCTAATAATATTGTGTTTATATTCAGGAATTTCTTTTGTAAAAAAAATATGTTCATTTGGTTCAAACATATCATATAAATATCTAGCTTCATCATACTCTGATTTGTATAAATTTGGAATTTTTTGTGGATTTTTTTTGTTTTCAATTATTTCAGAAAAATTATTAATTAATTGTATTTTTTCTATAATTAATGATATATTCACTGCAGAAAATTCAAATGTTCCTATATTTTTATATTTAATCATCATTAATCTAATTTCATCTAAAGAATGATCAAAGGATAACATTAATAACAAATAAATATAATAATAATTTTCAATTGTTGTTTTAATGGTTTTTAATGCTGATTGATTTGTAATATATGAATCTACTATTGTGT